GACGCTGAAGACGTTCGGGTGGTCGTGCAAGCCGAAGGCCGCCATTTCGGTGGCGGCTGGTTGGATTCCGCCGAAGTTGTGAGGGATGCCGAAAAGGGTCTCTATGAGCTGCGGAAAAAGATCGCCACCGAGACTGACGGCATCAGCAAGGCCGAAAAGGAACTTGCCGACGCTAAGAAAGAATTGGCGAAAACCGAGAAAGAGGGCGCCGCGGTATCCAAGGCTGATAGGCGAAAACTTGAGGACGCCGAAAAATCTTTGGCTGATGCCAGGAAGAAGGGCAAAGCCGATCGCATCGCCGATGCCGAGAAGAAACTCGCCCGGGTGCGGGAAGATATTGGCGATAACTTGGAAAAATCCACTGATAAAAACGCCAAGGCCGTCAAGAGCGCTCAGGAAAAGGTGAATAAAGCGGAGGACAAGTTGGCGGCGGCTCGTGCCGCCCAGGCTGAGTCCCTCGCTGATCTAGAGGCGGCCGAGCGTACCGTGGCGGCATCCCGTTATCAGGCAGCCAGCGAGATTGCCGAGAAGATCGGCGGCTCCCTCTCCGCCGGTATTGGGCACATTGCCGGCTTCTTCTCTGAAATAGAGAAGGCCGCAGGCATCGTGGATAAAACCCGGCAAGAGGTTTCTAAGCTGGAAATGCAGCAGCAAACCAACGCCCTCACCAGGGTGAAAGCGTTGGCTGAGCTGCAGATCAGGGAGCGGGATGTAGAGCGTACCCGTGCCCGCGGCATCGTGAGCATTGCTCAAGCCGAAGCCGCCCTAGCTGAAGCCCGTAAGCAATCCGCTCTCATGGGGTCCACCAGCGTTGAGGCTATGAAAGGCGCTATTGACCGCTTCTACCGCACCGGCAAATTCACCGTCGAAGACCTGACCGCCTCTGTGGTAGCAAACAGCAAGGAAATCCAGGCCGCCGAATGGGGAATCCGGGTCGCCCGGGCCCAAGCCGCAGTCGACGACCTGGAAGCGGCGAAAGCCCAATCAGAAGCCCGCTACGAGGCGCTGGAGGCAACGCTGAAACAAACCGCGGCAGCGCAGCTGCTGCGGGCCCAAACCACAGCCCTTGCTGAACAAACCGCCAGCCTATACGGCATGACCGCTAATCAGGCTCAGGGTGCGTCCAAGGGCTTCGGTGGGGTGTCTAAGCTGGTAGGCGGCATCGGCAAGCTCTTGGCCGGCGCTGCGGCTGGTGTCGCTGGTTTCACCGTCGGCGGGCCCCTCGGCGCCCTAGCAGGCGCCGGCATGGCACTGGGCGGACTGAAAGACCTGGTGCAGGGCGGCATTGACATCCACCAAAACAAGGACTCCATCAAGGACGCCTGGAAGAATCTAGGGACAGCTGAAAAAGCCGCCCTGGTTCTGGGGTCCGCAGGTGGGGCTGCCCTCACCATCGGCGGTGGCGTGCTCTCCCAACAATATGGGGTAGAAGCCGCCACCGGCGGCGCCAAGCTCGGCGAGCAGTTCATGGAGAGCACTATCGGCGCACTCCAATACGGTATCAGCGGCAGGATCGAAAAATCCCAACGCCAAACCGAAGACCGACTCACCGCTATCCAACGCCAGATCGACCAAAACAACCTCAACCTGGAGCTAGAGCGAGCCACTAAAACCGTGGAATACCTCCGGCAAAAAGACAAACTGACCGCCGAACTGGAGTACGCGAAACTCAAACAGGAGATCGAAAAAACCGACGACGAAAAAGTGCGGAAAGCACTCGCCGCCGCCGCGGAAGTAGAACGCCTCCGCTCACTCGCCACCACCACCGAGATAGCACAAACCGGGGAACTCCGCCAGCTCAACGCCACCCTGGCCGAACTCCTCGCCGTGACGAAACGATCACTCGCCGCAGGCTCCGGGCAGGTGGGGCAATTATCGGCAGTTGATGCGGTGCGCTACGAGCGTGCCCGAATCTAACAGAAAGGAGGCACCATGATTGACCGACGCTATTTAGTGCGGTACATCGCCCCCACAGGTAAAACCTGGGAGCTGTCATCCGGCACCTGGATAGCGGGCATTCGCAGGGCCGGCATCAAAGAGCTGATTGGTCGGCCCGAAGCCACCGGCATCGAAACCCTTGGCGTACCGGGCAGAGCCATCGAAGGCCTCCGATTCCCAGCCATCGAAGGCTCCCTCGATCTTTTTGTGCGCGCCGGGCAGGGTCGGCATGCCCATGATATTTGGGCAGAGTTTCGTCATGGTTTCTCCATCCTTCCGCCGTTGGGCACGCTCCAGATCGAGTCACCCATGGGCACTATGCACGCCCAAGTGAGGCTCAACGGTGCTCCGTCTGATCTGGAGGTTGATGATGCTACGGCCGATGTGTGGGCATTATCCATACCGCTTGCTATTGACGCTGGCTACTGGGAAACGACCCCATTCCGAAAAACCGGGAGCGTCACAGTGACAAATTCTGGTCAGGTGTACATATGGCCGGAAATCGCGTGGGAAGGGGCCGGTGGGAAAGTAACACTCCCCTCCAGCGCGGAATTCACCCTACCTGCCGTGGATTCTACCCGCCGGCTGCGCCTGGACCCGCAGAGATCCCACCAAGTACTCACTGCCATAGGTGTGCGGGATGATGATCTCTGGCGCCGAATTCGGGGCCAAATCATTTCTGAAGGCGTGCCCCCGGGGCAAAGCAGGCAATACGATTTACCTGCCGGGGCGTTTCTGGAGTGGCGGATAGGAGTGCTCGACCCATGGCGATGACAATAGGGCAGTGGTGGCAGCACGCTAGGCACCGGGCTATGGTGGCGGAAGATTTCGGGCAATGGATTGGGCTGCTAGACGAGAACTGCGAACCGCTTTTCGATTGCCCACCACCAGTAGAGTTCTCGGCGCCCGCCACCCGGGGTGCCCCGGTATCAGGCAGGTTCCTCCACAAAGTAGCAGACGGCGCTAGTGGGGCAGTGCACCCGTTAGCGGATGAACTGATCGCCGATTTCGGCGCAGCCCAAAACGGACAGCTTATCGAGGCTGATGGGCCCACCCGCTACATCATGGTGGAGCGCCCAGGCTTCCGCAGGGTGTATCGGATCACCCACACCGTAGCCAGGGGCACCTTCCACACCCCAACCCTCGTGGAGATCAACGGCACTGACCTGCTCTCAATCCTGAACCGGCATGTAGTCTGGTCAAACCCCCAAGCGCTTCGAACAGGCAGCTTCCAGACGTTTACCCGCGACTGGGTAGGCGACCCCACCAAGCTGGAGCTGTATAAAACACCCCGTGATTTGATGCACTACCCCATGGTCACCGCGGTTGACGGGGTAACCATGGAAGGCCAAGCTGAAACCGTGATCCGCAACGTCATCGCCAACTCCTTGGAGATCGGATTCAAGCTGTGGGGGAAGGGACAACGGATTGTGGTGTCGACGGCATCCTCCGGGCTGCCATCCCCACACCTGGCGTATACCGCTGACGACCAGCCCCTCTGGGATTCCATAGGCGCTCTAGCGCTCCAGGCCGGCATCACCGTCACCTGCGATTTGTGGTTCCCATCCGACCCCCAACCCATAGGGGTGAAACTCCTCACCCAACCCACCATGATCGTTCGCGTCACCCAAGGCTAGCAGTCGCAGATAGGAGGAGATCATGACTGAAAAAACCGACGTCATCCTCATTGCTGATGGTGGTGACCTTACCGTAGGCCGCCACATGCCCGCCTACACCTACGGCGCTTTCGACGTCACCATTCCCGCCGACAAACAACAAGAGCAACCTGCCGAGAGCCGGCTCCGCAACGGCTACATCTACCGCCCACCCAATGCCGGCGCTGGCGCTTTCGACGTGGGGTTTGTGCGTGCCGATGTCACCCTCAACATGAACGGCAAATCCTCCAACCTCGAAACCGCAGTAGACACAGCCCAAAAACGGGTCGACGGCAATCTATTCTTCGAACGCGACATCACCGGCCGCGGCCTCGGCGCCTACGAGCCCGGCGCGGATTTCCGGCTTGGGGATGTGGTTTTGGTGGAGATTTGGGGCAGGCGCATCAAGGTGCCGGTGACCGCTATCGACCTTATTGGCAATAGCCAGGAGGGGGCTAGGGGCTGGCGGGTTCATGTGGGTGGGCAGATGATTTCCGATGCTGAGGCCCTGAAAACCCACAACAATGCTATCTGGGAGCGTATAAATCAGGAGCGGGCAGAACGGCTGCGCACGGTCGGGGCGGTGCAGAAGACCGCCACCACGGCGGTAACCGCGGCTGGTGTGGCCGATGTGAAAGCCGCCACAGCAGATACCAAAGCCGATAACGCAGCGGTTGCTGCTGATGATGCTGATAGGAAAGCTAGGGAAGCTGACCGAAAAGCTATTGAGGCCCTGCAAACTACGATCACTGGCGTGCCTCGTATCCTCCATATCGACACCGGAGATATCAATCTTTTCACCGGATCTAGCGGAAAGATTAACTCTGGTACTGAATGGGGCACCTTGCGGTGGCTTGCGGCAGGCATTCGGCCTCGCAGTGGTGCTCGCTTTGAAGCCAAAGGTAATTGGGTTGGATCCATTCTCATGATCGCGGTATCCGACCAGGGTGCAACAGATGTGAGCTGCGCCAACATCACCGCTGGAAACCGATATCATGATTCGGCAACCGGTGGGCTTTTCCAAGCGTATAAATCGGCTACGGTTTTCATTCTTCCCAGCGCATAACAACACTAAGGAGTATTATCATGCCAACTATTACTGGTGATTTGAAGCTTGTAACCCAAATTCCTGCGGGCGCTACTCATTTGCATATCCATGCCCCGCAAACCCGGGTTACTGGCAGCACGGTGATCCTCACTGACCCCGATATTATTCAGGTAAAACCTGATGGCACCTTCACTACCACCATTGAGCCTGGTGAAGCTATTTGCATCCCCGCCTATTCCGGTACCATGGGGCTCCCAATCCCTATTCTTGTGAAACCGGAAACCACAACCTTTGCCGAAGCCGTGCGAAACGCGGGGAATCTCACCGCCGACGAACGTGATTCCGTCATCAACATGTACCACGAAATCGTGGCATCTCAACAAGCCGCAGCAGCCGCCGCCAGCCGTGCCGGGGCGAAAGCCACCGAAGCCGCCACTCATGCCCAAGCAGCGGCGAAATCCGCCACCGAAGCAGCAGCGGCTATCCCCCCGGCAACCGCCACAACCCAAGGCAAAATCCGCTTAGCAGGAGACCTCACCGGCACCGCCGATAACCCTAAAATTATTACAGCGGGCAACTCAGCGTGGAGTGTTAACGCCGAGCCTGGCTCTGTTAAAGAAGGATTCGTCAAGACCAAATCCGATGGCCAAATCCATATCCATCCCGGTTTAATCACCCAATCATGGCATGCGGTTAGCAAAGGCTATGTTGACGACCAGATAAGCACCAGGGCGCCAGAGTACCATACCCACAATCTAAGTACCATTAACGGAGTGCCAAATAAAGCAACAGATTTAGTTAACGCTTATAAAGGCGAAACTACAATCATGACCAGGGACGCTGCCGGAAAATCTGAAGTCGCCGATCCGGATTACTCGTATGAAATTGCGAACAAGCGATACGTCGATGGTGAAATCGCCAAATTAAACGGTATCTCCGATGTGGATTCCGTGACTGACCATATAACTTTACGGAAGATAGGCCGGTGGGTATTCATCAATGTGCGGGACGCCCCGCCCGGGGCCAAAGGTGAAGTTCACCCAGGTTTTCGCCCCGTAGAGGACATAGACTTCTTCCTCACAGTACCTAATTACCGCGGCTATCCTGGCTTCTGCAATGTCCTTACTAATGGCAGCGTCGAAGTTCGCTTTTCAGGAAATGCCAGCAGCGCCGATCGAGGCTTCGGGTGCGCTACCTACCTAGCAGCAGAATAGAAAGGAAACAGCCATCATGTCATTGCAAGATCTTAAAACCAGCGCCCAATCCCTCACCATGGAGGAGTGGGTGGAGTTCCTCGGCTGGTGTGTGGCTGAGGAGCGGCCGCGCCGGGAGATGCTACAAGCCCAGGAAGAAGCACGCACCCGGCTCATCATGCACCTGCGTGAGCTAGGGGAAATCCCCGCCCCCGACGCACTGCGGGAACCACCACGGCATGTGGAAGACGCCCCTGAGTGGCAGCACCCCAAGAGTGAACCGCAAAACTGCTACATCCAGGGCGATATCATCCAGTATGAGGGCAACCTCTACAAGAGCATGTATTCACATCTGAACTGTTCGGTCCCTGGCGCTGATGGTAAATGGCTGCGTATCGAGCCTGCGCCGGAGCCTGCCACACCACCGGAAGAATCCCAATAAACAAACCCCCTATCAAACCCCGGAACGCCCTTATTGCTTGGGCGCGCCGGGGTTTTTGCATGGGCGCAATCTAAATGAAGAAGGAGAAAGTAATATGACTGTGATGCCTGTTGAAGCGGGCTTTTACGTGACCAGCGGTTTCGGACCGCGGGAGGGGGGTGAGTTCCACTATGGTACGGATTTCGGCTGTGATGGTGGTAGTGGTAACCACTTGGTTTTCGCTATCCGGCCGGGTACTGTGCAGTATGCTGGCCCCGCGTCGGGTTTCGGCGAGTGGGTGACGATTGACCATCCGGCTGATGTGGGTGGGGGCTATAGTGTGTACGGGCATGTGATCCCCGAGGTGGTGGCTGGCCAGTGGGTAGGGGAGGGGCAGCGTATCGCTCGTATCAACCCTAACCCCGCGACAAACGGGGGTTTCCCACCGCATTTGCATTTGGAGTTTCACCGGTTTGTGTGGGCGCCGCCCGGCCCTGACCGTATCGACCCCATGAGTGTCCTTGCGGGCGCCTCCTACCCGGATAGTGGGGCATTGGCGGCGGCCGCGTCCTTTGGCGATCCGCTGTTCGGCGTGGATGTGAGCGAGCATCAGGACGGCATGAGCCTCCAGCAAGCAGCCCGTGAAGGCGTCAGTTTCGCTATTATCCGCACCACGGATGGTACTTACCGGGATCGCTGCTACCGCAGCCACCTGGAGGATGCCGAGGCCGCAGGTATGCTCACCGCCGCCTACCACTACCTGCGGAACCCTTCCGAGGGCACCAGTATCCAGGAACAGGTGGATGCCTCACTAGCGGTGATGGGGGACGCCATTCGCCCCATGTGGCTCGATGTTGAGACCGAGGCAGGGCTCTCGGTGGAGCATGTCCGTGCCGTTAAACAGTGCTTTGAGGCTGCTGGGGTGCGGGTGTGCGGCGTGTACTCCTACGTGCCCTACTGGGAGCGCAGGATCACCGAAGGGGAGCCGGACAGCGGCGAATTCGGGGCTCTCTGGGTGGCGGCCTATGGGCAAAACCGTCAGGGTGACCCCAGCCTCATCTACCCCGGCAACGCGCACCCACAGTGGGATTACCCGCTGGGCAACCAAAAGCCCCGGATTTGGCAATACGGGTCCAACGCTTTGGTGGCGGGCTTCGCTGTGGATATTAATGCTTTCCGCGGCACCCGCGATGAATTGCGCACAATTTTCTACGGGGGTGCTACGCCCCCAAACCAACCAACCAAGGAGGATTTTCTCATGGCACTCACCGACGCTGAACAACGCGAGCTCCTACAGCTCACCCGAGACATCGCAACCCAACTCCAAGGCCCCCGGCAGGAAGACCTGCCTGACGGACAGAAAAACCCCGCAGGCGGCCGCGGCTGGCCACAACTCGGCGCAACCCCCACCGGCCAATACCACACACTCGTTGACGGGCTCAGCGAAACCCAAGCCGACGTGAAAGCCTTGCTAGCCTGGGCCGCTGCCCAAAGCGGCACCACCATCGAGACCATCAAAAACCACTATGCGACCACACAGGAAGGAAAATAATCATGTGGACTAAAATATTCTGGATCGACGCAGCAGACCGCGCCATCCGCACCTTCGCCCAAGCCCTGCTCGCAACCATCACCGTTGGTGACGCTGTTTACCACGTGGACTGGACAGCAGGACTAGGCATTGCAGCTACCGCCGCAATCGCATCCCTGCTCACCTCCGTGGCCACATCAAAAGTCGGAGAGGCTGGCACTGCCGCCATCATCACCCCAGGCACTCATACCGGCGGTGAACATGCGGCATGAGTGACAACATCATCACCCTCATGAATGCGGTAGATACACTCATCCGCAGCCTTGACCCAGTGCTGGTAGCAGCAGTCATCGACGCGGCAGCAGCATTATCTTCCTAAACAGATTGGAGGAAACGAAACCATGGGGCCCATGGACTTCATCAAAACCGTGTCTACCGTGGTCCCCACCAATCAAAGCTTTTGGGGTGAGCTATGGGGATGGATCAACCCCACAGAAGCCGTCACCCTGGCAGTTATCGGTGCTGTTGGTACTTGGTATAAAATCTTTACCGACCGTAAAATGGCCGAGCTGCGGGCTGAGGTGGATTGGGCTAAGGCCGATGCCGAGAAAGACGCCGCCAAGGCCGCCGCTCTAGAGCGCAAAGCCGAGGCTATAGATAAAGCATCACAAGAACTGCGGGAATGGCTCACCACCCGGGTATCAGTGCTAGAAGCCAAAGTGGACGAAATGCAGCACGAGCGGGAGGCCTATCTTCGAGTAGCAGCCGCCTTCTTCGACGTTCTCGATGACTACCCGGATCCGCCTGGCCCGCCCAGAATATCTGCCCACGTTGCCAGCTACATCGGCTGGACAAACATTGACCCCAAACCCCAGTCTCCCAACGTTTAAAACCCTCCCCAACCCCCGCCCGGCGCGCCACCCAGCCCGGGCGGGGGTCTTTCCGCATTTATGCCCTTCCGCTATGGAACCCATGTTCGATTGTGGACTCGAAATGCCCCACCGTTTTTCAGTCGAACACCTATTCGCCCCAGGCGCCCAGAGCAGCAACCCTCCCCGCTTCTCCCAACTTTGGGCATGGCATGATCCCACGACAATCCCACGACACAAAGAACTAAAACAAACTAAAAAAAACTAAAACTTGTGACTTACCGCCTCGATAAAAACACCCGCCAACCAGGTAAAACACCAGTCGGCAGGTAGGGCGATTTCGTGCCTCCAGCAGGATTCGAACCCGCGACCAACCGGGTAGAAACCGGTAGCTCTATCCACTGAGCTATGGAGGCGTA